CGGCGTAGCCGTGGAATGCCCGGAGGAGCGGCCCAGGGCGACGGGCCCGGCGGAGACGGTGTCCCAACCGCTGTCCGCGCCCACCGGGTCTCCGGTCTCGCCCCACCACTCGACGATCGCGCACACTGCCTCGGCGAACGCGGCCTGCACGGTCTCGCTGGTCGGCATCCCGTCGTCGTCGGTGTCGTACACCGCCGTCTTCAGCGCGTCGTCCAGCGCCCGGGAGGCATCGGTGAGGAGCTGGACCGCGTTCAGCGGCGGCGCCTCGTGCAGTGCGTTCGCCAACTGCGTCGTGGTCGCGTACACCCGCCCCGCCACCGTAACCACAGGTGCCGGAGCGACGGACACCACCTCGTGTTCGATCCCGGCGCCAGTGCCCGTCACCGTCCACGACAGGCGCCACAGCCCGGCCAGCGTGTATGTCACCGGAGCCGTCCAGGTCGCGCCACCGTCCGCGCCGGTGACAACCGGGCTGACGGTACTGCCGTCCGGCCCGGTCACCACCAGCGTCGCCGCGGTCGTCCCATCGGCCGGATCGACCGACAGACGCGCGGTCGCGAGATCGCCCACATCAGGCATCGGCCGTCTCCTCCTATGTCGTGGTGGCCACGAGGTGCGACCCGCTGCTGCTCGCTGCCGTGGTCGGCCCGGACGATGCCGCAGCCAGCGCAGGAGCCGGGACGGACAAGGTCAGGTCTGAGCCGCGGGCGGTGGCGTCGAGGTGGTCGGCCGGCTGCTGCCGGTGGCCGACGAGGGCGAGCGCCTGGTGCCGGTCGATCGCCTGCGTGAGCCTGGCCGTCGGGCCGATCAGCGCCCGGGACACCTCGCCAGCGGCACCGAGGATGCAGCGCTTCGTTCCGGTGACCGGCCGGGCGGCCTCGAATCCCGATGCGGGAGTCAGGCCGTTCGTCTTGCGACGGCCGACCGATCCCGCTCCGGTGACCTCGGCGGCACGGCCGAGCTGGAGCATGGCCTGCGTGCCGAACTGCTGCGCCTCGGCCACTTCTTCCACGGTGACGAGGGCCGTCAGCTTCGCCCCTGTCAGGGGGCGCGCGGTGCTGGTCTCCTCGGCCGGAGCTGCGGCTCCCGGAATGAGCAGCCGCTGTGCCGCCGCTGTCTCCACTGCGGCGGCCATCGGCCGCCGCTTCCCCGAGGCGAGGGGCCGGACGGTACTGACCTCATCTGCCACGCCCAGCATGCGAGTCTTGCGGCCCGTGACCGGTTGCGCCGCCTCGACCACTGAACTGCCGGTCAGAGGCTGTGTCTTGCTGCCGGTGACGGGCCGAGCCGTATCCGCCTCGGCTCCGGGGGCGAGCGCCGCCATGGCGCCCGCGGCAAGAGTCAGAGCCTCGCTGGACTCGTCGGCGGTGGGGAGCTGCCGGGCCCTCGACTGGCCGTGGAGTCGCGCCGGCCCCGTCACCTCGGCCAGTTCGAGGGCCCGGCTCCGTCCACCCGTGAGCGGGCGAGCGGTCGCGGTCTCAACCGCCCCGGTGAGACCGCGCGCCCTGGCCCGGCCAAACGGCTGGGCCTGCCCTACCTCACCCGCCACGCCCAGCGTGGTGGTCTTCGCGCGGCCCAACGGGCGGGCTGCGTTAGTCTCTTCGGCTGCGACCAGGCCGGACGCCGGGGCGAGCGGCACGGCCGCCGTCGTCTCGGCCGCCGTCGGCAGCGGGGCCGACTTCGTGGTGCCCAAGGGGCGGGCGGCGGCGGTCTCGGCAGCGATGCCGAGCGGCAGGCTCCTCCGGCCCGTCAAGGGCTGCGCCTGCTCGGTCGCGCCAGCCAAGGCGAGCGCGGCCCGCTTCGCCCGGCCGAACGACAGGGCACTGCCGGTCTCGTCCGCCGTCGGCAGCGTTCGCTGTCCGGTCCCCGCCAGAGGCTGCGCCGTCTCCGTGGCCGCGGCCGTGGTCATGGCGCGCGTCTTGCGGCGCCCCACGTCCTGCCCGGTGTCCGTCTCCGCGGCAACACCGAGGATCACAGGGTGGGTGCCGGCCAACGGCTGCGCAGCCGCAGTCTCCGAGACGGTGGCGAGCGTCTGCCGCTTGGTCCGAGCCAGCGCCTGGCCCGTATCGACAGCCGCCGCCAGGGGGAGCGCACGGGCCCGCGCGTGGCCGGGCGCCTGCGCGCTGTCGACCTCCGACGCGATCCCGAGCGGCTGAGACCTCCGCCAGGTGAGGGACTGCGCGGTATCAGTCTCGGCTACGACGCTCGCGGCCCGGATCCGTCGGCCGGTCAGGGTCTGTCCGGCGTCCGTCTCCAGCGCGGTGCCGAGCGCCTTCGTCTTACGGCGGGTGAGGGGCTGCGCCGCGTCGGTCTCGGTCGAGACACCCGGCGCCCTCGTCTTCACCCGGCTGAGTGCCTGCCCGGTGTCGATCTCCGACGCGATGCCGAGCGCGGCAGTCGTCACCGGGACCGTCTCGACCAGCGCCCACAGCGCTGACACGCGACGGGCGGTGGACTGGCTCACGTTGGAGCGGTAGCCGATCTGAGCGGCGTCCAGCAGCGCCGTGGTCCACGCCCCGCCCGCCTGCGGATCCGTATAGCTGGTGAGCTGGTAGACGTACGGAGCCGCGGCCTTCTGACTGGCCCACCCGTTCAGCGCGACCGATACCGACGCGGACTCCAGCACGGTGCCCGAGGCCTGGCTCTTGATCCGGTAGACGAGAGACGCCGCGGTCACAGCGTTCGACCCGATCCGACCGCCCACCGCGACGAGCGTCACCCGCTGCCCCGAGACGCCGGCCGCCGACGTGGAGCCCATGTTGTGGTCGTCGATCGTCGTGGTGCCGGTGGCCGTCGTGGCGTTGTAGGTGGTCGCGTCGTCCGGGGCGACCTCAGAGACGCGGCCCCAGTTCGAGGAGCCGCCGACCGTGGTTGCCCACCCGGCGTTGTCGCCCGCGCTGTCGGGGTGGAGGTGGACGACGTTGCCGGGCCCGGGGAGTCCGGTCTGCGCGCTGCCGGTGGTGTCGTTGACGGCGATGTCGTCGATGTGGATTTCGCCGGTGGCCGCGGTCTGGAAACCGGCGCGGACGCGGGAGAAGCCGTTGATGTTGGAGACGAGCGTCGACCCGCTGAAGTTGACGCCGTCGATGTAGCCGATGAACGCGCCGGTGACGGTACCGGCTGTGCCGGCAGTGTCGGTGTGGTCCAGCTCGATCCGGTACCAGACGCCCGTGGAGAGGGCGGCCGACGCGGTGCCCAGGTCGGTTCCGGAGAAGCTGTCGAAGAGGCGGAGCGTGCCGGTGGTGGAGAGCCGGATGTGAGCCGGGAAATAGCCGGACTGCCCCACGGCGTAGATGGCGGTCGTCGCCGACGGAAGCGTGGTGATCCGCAGGTAGAACCGGTGCAGCGTGCGCTTGACCGTGCCGCTGGGGTCGATCTGCTGCTCAACGTACTGCGTGGCCGCGGTCGGGTTGATCCGCAGGGAGGCAGCCCCGGCGCGGTGGACTGTGGTCGAGATCGTGGGGGTGCCGGTGACCGAGAGGATTTCCACCCCTGCGGTCACCGACTGGAGCTCGAACCCGCACGTCCACAGTCGAGCCATCGCCGACCTCCCCGGGGATCAGGCTGCCGAGCTGGCCCGTGCGAAGTCCGAGATGGTCAGCGTGAAGTCGCTGCCGTCCGGGGTCATCGTCACGTCGTGCTTGGTCAGCGGGATCAGGTCGCTGTCCGTGCCCGTGGTGGTGTCCGGGTCGTAGCAGATGACCACCGCGCTGATGGCGTTCCCCGAGGCCGCGGTCCAGGTGACGTCGGCCGCGTCCATGTTCCAGCGGTCGTTGGTGTCATCGACCGCCGAGGTGACCGAGGACAGTGTCTTGCGGCCCATGGTGGTCTGCTCGTTGGACGCGCCAGCGAGCAGGGTGGACAGGTCGTCGTAGTCGCGCATCGTCGAGTCGGCGACGATCCCGGACGTCTCGATGGGCACCATGATCAGCGCGTCGTTCGTGAGGGGCAGCGACGCGTAGTACGCCAGCCTGCCCAGGGCGATGTTGAAGACGATATTCGCCACCGCGATTCCCTCCTGGACATGCGGAAGGGGGCTCCGTAGAGCCCCCTCACCGCAGGTGGTCGGCTACGCGGACGCGCCGATGATGTGGATGTCGTACGTCACGCCTGTGCCAGAGCTGCTGTTCGCGATCTTCAGCAGATCCGCCGTGGCGGCCGTGACCGCGTACCCGGTCGCGTCGGCTGCCCCGGTTCCGACCGCCACGAAAGCGCCCGGCCTCAGGGTCAGCGTGTGTGTGGCACCAAGGAGCGTGGCCCACGGGGTGCTCGACGCAGCCCCGACGACCACGTTGTTCGTGTTCCCGGCCGCCGCCGCGATGATCAGGCCCTTGATGCGGGCGAAGGTGATCGCGGCCCCGAAGGCATCCAGCAGGACACCGGCCAGGTCGAGATCCTCGGTGGCCGACGCGGCCAGCGTGCGCCGGTCGGACCAGATGCGGTCCGCCTTGCCCGCGCCCGTGCCGTTGACGAGGGACATCGACCGGGCCAGGGACTGCGGCGCCCGGCTGGTGCCCATGTCGAGCGCCGTGGACAGTTCTCCGTACGCCTGGACGGCGAGCATCGCTCCAGAGAGAGGCATATCCGATCCCCTCTCAGGTCGCGATGACGAGCGGCACGGCCCGCTTGAAGGCGGGCGTGGCGATCGTCGCCGGGGCCGTGGCGGTCAGCGAACTGCCCGACGTCTGGGACAGGTTGCCCTCGCCCGTCAGGAAGGGCTTGGCGCCGAGCGTGCCCACCAGAGTCGGCACCGTGGACGCCGCGATGGAGAGCGCCGCGTAGTAGATGCCGGACTTGGTGATCCGCTGCGCCGTGGTCAGCGCGAACGTCTTCGCCGTGTCGGCCGCCCACGCCTCGGACGTCTTGTCCGCGGACTGCGCGATGAGCGCGCCGACCCCGGAGTAGAGGGCGGCGAACTGGTTCGTCAGCGTGGCGCCTGCGGTGCCCGCGCTGATGAACGTCAGGTTGCTGATGAGGTCGCCGTCCTGGAGATACAGGGCGACGGAGCACATGACGCCCGTGGCTGCGGCGGCCACGTCGTCCAGTCCCGTGCGGGGGAGGTTGGCCCGGTGGAACGTGACATCCGGGTCAGGGCGGCCGGCGGTGTTCAGCCAGCCGAGCTCGTTGCGGGTGTTCCCGCGGAATGCGCCGAGGACGGTCACTTCTCGTCTCCCTGCTTCTGCTCGCCGCGGGCGAGGATCGTCTTGCGGGCCTTGCCGTCGCGCTCGGCGGCGATGACGCGGTCGAACTCGGCGACCGCGTCGTAGTCGTCGGCGCTGAGCGCGTCGAGGTACGCGAGCACCTCGGGGGCGTCGTGCTTGGACGGGTCGAACGCCTCGTCGGTGACGATCGGTTCGCGCTGTCCGACGACGCCGGTGACGATCTCCTGCGCGCGCTCCTCGTCGGTCTTGCCGTCCGACGGGGAGACGCCGTAGCCGTGTCGGCGGAAGTACTCCAGGGCGGCGCGGCCTGCCTTCGTGGAGTCGTCCACGAACCCGGTGCCCTTGGTGAAGGTGACGCCGACGGACTCGCCGCTGAAGGAGCGGACCGGGGCTTCGATGCGGTACTTCATGGTCACCGCACCTTCACGTTGCGCAGGACGCCGCAGGCCTTGGTGTTGCGGAGGACCGCAGCGACCGGGCCCATCTCGACCTCGCCGGTCTTGACCGCTCCCGGCTGTGAGAAGTCCGGCAGGTACGTCTCGACGAGCGGGGTGCCCGCCATGCTCGCGCCGTGGAACGCGTCCAGGCCGAGGCTCACGGCGTAGATGTCGGTGAGGCCGGTGATGTTGCCGCCGCCGCCCGCTCCGTCTGCGTCGCGCGTCTGGATCGGAATGATCGGGGCGGAGCCGTCGGCACGGTCGCCGAGGTCGATGAGGACCCAGTCGCCGTACTTTTCGATCAGCATGCCGAGGGCGTCGCGCTCGGAGGTGTACTGCGAGGCGCGGCGGGCCAGGGACTTGATGCGGCTGATGGACTTGGTGTTGCCGAGGATCCCCTTGACGCCGGCCGGGATGGAGCCGTCCGCGCCCTGGTCTCCGGAGCCGGTCTGCGAGCCCATGATCCGCGACAGGAAGTCGTCGAACGCGTCGAACGCGCTCATGGCGATGTCCTCGGTGGTCACCGTTGCCGGGGACCAGTCGAGGTACCCGGCGGTGATGCCTTCGTTGACCGGCAGGTACTCCGTGGACTGCCCGGTGAGGGCCTTGTCCAGGCCGTCGAAGCCGGCGTCGTCGACCGCGGTGTCGCCGAGGATCAGCTCCTGCTGGAACCGGGTCCGCATCGAGGTCAGCTTCTGCGCGAGCTGGAAGCTGATCTCGTTCGAGGCGGCCGGGCCGAGGTTGGCCAGCTTCCGGTCCACGGTGAACGCGCCACCGAGGGGGTGGAGGTCGACGGTCTTCCGCTCACGGGAAGCCTGGTTGGGGACGTACTCCTCGTTGAACCGGCGGAAGCTGGCCGACGAGGCGGCGAGCAGCCGGGTGTAGCCGTAGGTGAGGGTGCCGCCGCCCGTGCCCGGGGTGACGGTGTCGTCCCACACCATGTTCCGGAACAGCCACGAGTTGCGGCGGAGGTTGTCGATGACGGCGTAGTCGATGTCCGCCTGAGTGTTGAGCGCCGCCTGGGCGAGCGTCACGGGCATGGGTTACTCCTGAAGGTCAGGTCTGGTAATGGTTCGAGATCGCCCCGGCGAGCGATCCGGTGCGCTTCGTCGCAGCGCCCTCACCCGTCCCGCCGGACAGGTCTCCACCGGACTTGCCGGCGGGCTGGGTCGTGCCGAACGCGGTGGGGTTCTCCTTCAGCGCGTCCTTGATCGCCGCATCGAGCGCGGTCGTAAAGCCCTTTTCGGAGGGGTCGAGTTCGGCGATCTCACGGAGGAACGACCGGGAGTCGAGGAGCGCGCCGGCCTTCGCCGACAGCTTCCCGGCCCGCGACCAGACGGCCAGCTCGACGTCCTTCGCGCGGATCACCGAGTCCTTCTCGGAGAGCGCGGTGTCCTTCTGCGCGATAGCGTCAGCGAGCGCCTTCGGGTCCGGCGGGGCGTCGTCCTTGACGAAGCCGAGCGCCTTGCCGAGCTGCTTCGTGATCGCCGAGACCGCGTCGTCCGCGGCCTGCTTCTTCGCGTCGGTGCGGGCCTTCCCGGCGTCCTTGCGGGCGTCGGCGAGGTCCTTCTCCAGTCGCTTGACCGTGGCAGCGAGATCGTCCCCGCCGTCCTTGCCCTGCCCGGCGTCCTTACCGGAGCCGGCGCCTGCCGTTCCCTGGCCGCCGTCACCAGCGGAGTCGCCTCCGCCATCGGAGCCGTCACCACCCGCGCCGCCGCCGGAGTCGGAGCCGTCGCCGTCCCCGCCGTCCGCGTACAGGAACGGGGAGAAAGGGCCGTGGCCGTAGGGGTGAGCCCAACTTGAGCCCACGCCGAAGCGGGGCAGAGTCTTGCGTCGCATACGCCCTCCAGGGCAGGTGTCGCCCGCGCCTGGCGGGCATCAGAGTCGGGCCGCAACCTGGCGTGCCCGGTGGTGCTGTGCGGCCCGCGCCTGG